GCACCTCACAGGCAATGCGCATGCTCAAAGCGAAAGAACAAGCGGGCTTGCTGAAGTCGCGCATGGTCAAGATGCCGAATAGCCATCCGGCGCGCGCATTCAGGAAGGCGGCGTAACGTGCCAGTCTATACGTATCAATGCGCATCGTGCAATCACGAGTTCGACTTCTTCCAGCATTACAGCGATGATGTTTTGACCGTTTGCCCTGACTGCGAAACGCCGACCTTACGTAAGACTTACACGCCAACGCCGGTGCATTACAAGGGCGAGGGATGGTACGTCAAGGATAAGTACAAGCCGGAAAAGCTGGGATAGAATACCGGAAAAGCAGGGATGCCATGCCCGAAAAGTCGTACGAATTAATGTATCAAATTGACAAAACTTCGTACGAATTAATGTATCAAATTGACAAAACTTCGTATGAATAAATGCAACTGTAACTTCAAAAACGCCGATTTGCAGTTATAAATGAAACGAGGTGGAGCTGGAGGTTCCTGCCACCTCATAAGCGCCTGCCTAACCAGTAGGCGCTTTCGCGTTAGAATGCCATTAGACGCAAAAAAACGGCTTAAATTCAATGATAACGTCTGAACACGAATAATCTACCACGCAGCAGGAATGGCGCGTGTCAATTCGCGCATCCCTGGACAAAACGAGTTAGCGCCAGTTCCCGAAATTGGTCTGTTTTACTCTTGACATTTGTAAAACAATCCCTTATAATAGGGTCAAGATCAAACACAGAAAAGGAGTAATGAATGACGAAAAGCAAAACGATTTACACAGCGATTAGGATGAGCGAGCTTGAGTTATCGAAGCTCGAATACCTCCGACAGCCAAACGAAACGCGCTCAGGCGCAATCCGCCGGCTGATCAACGAGGCGTGGTGTGACGCGAACATAGCGTTTGTCGCGGAACACCATTTCAACCCAAGCGATTATCTACCCCCAAACATTTAGGAAGGAGCAATGCAATGTTATTCGACGGGCTTTTACTGTGGGTACTAATCTCGTCACCGCTGTTAGTAGCGGCAATCTGGGCTGGCATCTGGGAAGCGATTGACGAAAGGAAAGCGAAATGATCGTCTGTAAAGCACCAGCAGTAAATTATCACGGATATGCCTTAGCCGAAGTTGTTGGCGAGGAACGTGACACTTGGGGACAAAAGATGGTACGCGTTCGCGCATTACACGGGCATCCCTGGACTGACGCGGGATTGTTCGGCTATTCGGAAACGGCGTATGCAAAGTTCTATCCAGAACACATTGAAGTCGTTGAGTATCAAGAAAGGAACAGTTAGCACGATGAACAAGTCAGAAGCAATCGTCAATTTAGCAAAGGCCTTATCACAGGCGCAGGGTGAAATGCCCGTAATCAAGTTCAATTCGATCAATCCATTCTTGAAGAACAACTACGCAGACCTGGGCGCAATCATCGCCGGAACAAGACCGGTGCTGGCAAAGTTCGGGCTGGCAGTCACGCAATTAACCTTTGGCGAGGATGGCGTGGTTGGTGTCGAAACAATGTTGACCCACAGCTCAGGCGAGTGGATCAGCGACCGAGTTTCCATGCAAGTCGGCGAGGAACGCGGCAAATCAAGCGCCCAGGTTGCCGGCTCAATTGTAACTTATCTCAGGAGATATTCTTTGGCATCCATACTGGGTGTGTACGCGGACGAGGACGGTGACGGGAACAAACCTGCGCCTGCCGAGTTGAAAGCGCGGGAAGAGAATAAGCCAGTTGAGAATCCAGTCCAAGCGAAAGCCGAAACCGGGACCATGACCATTGAGGATGCTTGCAAGACAACCACGAGCCAAAACAAGCCCTACGGCGAAATGACCATCGTCGGGCTGGAAAAGATGTTGTCGGCAATGCACAAGAAGCTGGCAAACAGCGATCTCACGCCTGTGGAAAAAGCTGAAGTTGAGCACAAGATCAAAGCGGCGCAGATGGTCTACAACGCGAAGGTCAATGGCGAGATCAATTAGCGCGGTTTACTCCTTTACGCGAGCCTGCTGGCGGGCGTTGTACACCAGCAGAAAAAGGAATTGAGATGGACATTTACGAAAAGATCGAAAAGTACTCGGACTTGATTTTCGGAATTGATGCAGTTAGCCAAGAAAAACAGGCACTAATCGACCAGGTTTTGACGCCGGAAATCAAAGAAAAACTCGCAGAAATTGACGCAGAATTCGACCCAAAAGCGGACGAAATTTCGCAACAAAAATCAATGCTTGAAGCCGAGATAAAACAAGAAATTCTGGACGCTGGCAGGACCATCAAGGGCACGTTTCACAGCTTCGTATGGTCCAAGCCGCGCGTAAGCTGGAACACGAAAGCCCTGGATGGTTACGCAGCTGCTCACCCTGAGATCGCACAATTCAGGACCGAAGGCAGTCCGAGCGTGAGTGTGAGGAAGATATGAACCCGCGTGACTATTACCGCAAACTGTCGTGGGAAGTAGACGATGAAGACGTGGCAGCCTTGTTATTGGTGCTGAGAGATCACATCGGCAAGGAAAACAAGATTGATCGTCATTCACTTGTTGAGGCTATGTACGGAAAATACACCGACAGTTTATGGAGGAAAATGCGCATGGCTAAGGCTTTGCTGACAAAGAAGGTTTTTAGCACAGGCAGAAAGCTGGCAATTGGTTCTTCATCAGGCGAGGGCGGTTACTGGATTGTCAAAGACGAAACAGACCGTGAACCGTGCAAGGCTGAACATAGATCACGCAAGATTGAAACAGATGACATGCTGGATAACGTCACGAATGGAATGACGTGGGAAGAAGTTGAAAATTCAATTAGCAACCAGTTTGATGACACACTCAATACGGAATACCTACAGCCCGCGTTGCTTGAAGTGCCAGAGCCTGATCCGATTCCACATTGGAGGTGGTAATGGCTAACTACCGGCAAATTCACACGCAAATCTGGCGGGATAACTGGTTTCTCGAATTGAAGCCTGACGAAAAGTTGTTATTCATTTACTTGTTCAGCAACGACAATTCCAACCTGGCTGGTATTTACGAAATCCACGAAAGCATCATTGCGCTTGAAACAGGGTTGCGCATCTCACGTATTCGAGAGATTTTAGCCAAACTTGAAGCATCCAACAAAGTGCATTATGGCAACGGGATTGTGTGGATCGTCAATATGCGTAAGTATCATTCCAACGCAAGCGAAAAGATACAAAAGAACATTGATGCTGCAATATACGATATTCAGGATTGCGAAATCAAGAAAAGATACTGTATCGCCAACGGAATTGAGTTGGAAAATACAGTATCCATACCCCATACATACCCTATGGATACCCTATCACATAGTAAGAGTAAGAGTAAGAGAGAAAGTAAGAGTAAAACCGAAAAGGAAGAGGAAGAGGAAACGCCTGAAGGCGGTACTGTTACGTCCTCACAAGCTCAAAAGATTTTATCTATCACGGAGCACATTCAAAAAGCCGGAACGCAATTAAAGCCAGACGATGAGCAAGCCATCAAACAACTTGCGGCGGTATTCAACCTGCCAGACATTCACGATGCAATAGATCATATGGCGGCGCACACCAACCGCCCGAATATCGGCTATTTGAGGAAAGTTCTGGACGGCTGGTTTAATGAACGCAAAATCCAGAAGGTGTACAGCGTATGATCTCCGCCCTTGAAGACACCTTCGCCTTCCAGCTCAACGCCGCCGGCCTGACTGGCTACGTCCGAGAGTACCAGGCGATACCGGGCCGGAAATTTCGGTTTGACTTTTGCTTCAAGCGAGAGCGGTTGCTGATCGAAATCAACGGCGGCACGTACAACGGCGGGTCGCATGGGCGCGGTGTGGGGATAAATCGCGATTATGAGAAACACAACCTGGCTGTCATCAACAACTGGCGCGTGCTTAGCTTTGACACGAAACAGGTCAAGTCGGGCGCGGCGTTGCAGGTTACAGAACAACTTTTGAAAGGTGAAAAATGAGTGATCAAATTTGTGCAAGTTGTAGGTTTATCCAAACGTCAATCAAGTATCCGCAAGGAGCGGAACAAAAAGAGCTGATCGTGAAGTGTCAGAACGGGCACGCGCCGATCTGGTTATTCTCAGGCGGCGAGTGTAGTGATTATCAACCGAAATCAATCAATCAAACACAGGAGCAATGAAATGTA